AAGAAGCTCCTAAAGATAAGATGGTAAAAGAAAAAGATACAAAAAAGAAGTGAGTTAAATGGAAATTATAAGTGCAAGTCCAAAACGTTATTTGCGGTTAGGTTTATTGAAAGAAGTTTTGAAAATAACTGATAATGTACAAGACGAATATTTGTTTAAAGTAATTGAACAGAATTCGTATGTTATTGATGCAATCGTTAATCGAGAGTTTAATAAACAAAAAAGGAAAGAAACGAAATATTATGTAAAAGATATGATTTTGCTTGATGTTACTCCCGTTTTATCAGTTGAAAGTATAATTGCAGATAATCAAGAAATAAGTAATTATGCTTTGTTTGAAGATAGTGGTATTATTATTTTTGAGACGTATAAGTGTAATTTTGAGAAAGTCATAGTAACGTATGAAGGTGGTTATGAAACAGATGAAGAAAGTTTTGAAATACCAGGAGATATTGAAAAAGCTTGTTTAGAATTATGTTTGTATCAAATAACCGGAGATGTTGCTATAAAAAGTGAAAGAATAGGAGATTATCAGGTACAATATCAAGACGTTTTAAATATTTATACAGATGTAGAAAAGTTGCTTAAAAACTGGCAAAGGATTGAATGAGATGATAAAAAACTTGTATATTCACGATTTGCAAATTCAAAGAAAAGTAGTTGAAAGATTGTCAGACGGCAGTTTTCAAGAGAGTTGGCAATCTATTGCAAATATTAAAGGTAGAGTTGTACCTGCGAGTTTGCAAGTGCAAGAATTTTATGCAGCTGCAAAAGACTTGAAAAATGTAAGATATACGGTTTTTTGCGATGTAGAGGATATACAAGAAAATGATATTATTTTGTTTGGAGAGAAACAAATGAAAGTCATAAATGTAAGAGAGCCGAGTCACATGGGCCACCATCTCGAAATTGATTGTGAAGAGATAATATGAGTAGAGTAGAAATAGATAAACAAAAATTTGAGATGATTAAAGCAGAAAAAGTTAGAAATGGACTTCAAAGTGTCGGTTTTTTTCTTGAGAGCGATATTAAACGGAGTTTTAAACCTGGACATGGAAGAACTTATATAATTCATAATAAAATTCATAGAGCAAGTGCTCCGGGAGAACCTCCTGCAGTGTTGACTGGACGTTTAAGAAGCTCGATTGCAACAGATTTGCAGAAAAATTATGTCAGAGTAGGAACAAATGTAGAATATGCAAAGTGGCTTGAATATGGTACTTCAAGAGTTGCGGCAAGACCATTTCTTAGACCAGCTTTGGAGAGAAACAAACGTGAGTTGCCACGAATATTCAGGGAAGGTGCGAAATAATGGTTGGGCTAAGAGGAGCTATATTTCAAAAATTAATTTCGAATGAAAATATAACAAATAACGTTTCTGAATATTTGGGTTATCCTTCAATTTTTACTGTAGAGCCGATACCAACTGATGTTGAACTTCCTTATGTTATTGTTAGTCAAGTTTCTGAAGTACCAAATGATACAAAAACTCATGATGGTAGAGAACTGTTAATTGATATACGAATTTATACTCAAAAAAACGGCAATGTAAACGTGATAGAAAATTTAGTTGAAGAAGTATATCAAGAGTTTCATAATGAAATTGTTGTTGTGGATAATTTTCAAAACTATTTGCTTAGGGTAGTTGATATTGTGAATAGTGATGAAGAAGAAGTGTATGGAAGGATAGTTTCAATAAGAGCATTATTTTCAAAAAAAATAATTAAGTGAGGTGTGAAGTATGGCTGTAAAAGGTATAGATTTTTTATTGTACGTTAATACTGGAACTCCTGCAACACCGACCTGGACTGTTGTTGGAGGGCAGAGAGGAGCAAGTTTGTCACGAAGTGCGGATACAGTAGATGTAACAAACAAAGAAAGTAACGAATGGACAGAAAGTTTACCGGGTTTGAAAAGCTGGAGCATAGACTTTGATGGCTTATTGGTTGTTGACGATACCGCATATGAAGCTTTGAAAACAGCTTGGAAAACTGGACAAACTGTATATGTGAAAATAGAACAAGATGGCGGAACTGCAGAAGGTGGATATGGAATTATAACTGATTTATCTGAAGATTATCCTTATGATGCTGAAGCTACAGTTTCAGGGAGTATTGAAGGAACAGGAGAATTAAAAACTATTACTGTTTAGGTGAGGTGTAAATGATGAAAAAATTTGTTACCTTCAAAGTAGGAAATGATGAATATAAGCTGAAATATGGAATTAAAGAACTTGTAGAGCTTGAGGAAAAGCTTGGTGTTAACTTAACACAGTTAGGAGAGAAGGCTTTATCAATCAAGAATATCAAAGATATGATGATTGTTGGATTGCAGAACAATCAATTATCGGAAGACGAAGCAATGGATATTATCGATGAAGTTGGATTGAATAAAATGGCAGAGTTGGTTAATCAAGCAATAAATCTTTCACTTGGTACTGATACAAAAAAAAATAACTAAAAATGAGATAGCCGGCACTGTCGAACAAATGTATCGTAGAGCTGTCGGCTATTTCAACTTATTACCAAGCGAATTTTGGCAAATGACTTTTTGGGAAGTACAAATATACATTGAAGAAAAAGAAAAAAAAGAAATAGATGACTTGAATAAAATGATATATCAAGCGTGGATAAAAGAAGCATTTGCTAGAACGAAAACTTTGAAACCTTTGAAACGATATTTAATTCGAGAGCAAAAGAAAGTGACAAAAGAAGAAAAAGAAGCAATTTTAACCGAATTGTTTGAAAAATTCGGCGAGGATGTGAGAAAACTTGGCTGACGAAAAGGTTGGAAGTGTTTATATAGAAGTTTTAGCTGATGATTCACAATTTAAATCATCTTTGTCAAGCATTGAAAAAACAGCGCAAACAACGGCTTCAAATATTTCACAAGGATTTAAAAATGTTGGCAATGTTATGGAAACAACTGGTAAAACGCTTACAAAAAGCGTTACATTGCCATTAGCCGCTATTGGTGGAGTGGCTTTTAAGGCTTCTGTTGATTTTGAGAGCGCTTTTGCAGGTGTTAGGAAAACAGTTGATGCAACTGAGGAACAATTTGCCGTATTGGAGCAAGGTATAAGAGATATGGCAAAAGAATTACCTGCGAGTGCAGTTGAAATATCTGGAGTAGCTGAGGCGGCAGGGCAATTAGGAATAAAAACTGATGCCATTTTAGAATTTACAAAAGTTATGATAGATTTGGGAGAAGCAACCAACCTTACTGCAGAAGAAGCTGCAACGCAACTTGCAAGATTTGCAAATATTGTTGGAATGTCACAGACCGATTTTGATAGACTCGGTTCTGTGATAGTTGACCTTGGAAATAATATGGCTACAACAGAAGCGGAAATAGTTAATATGGCAATGCGCTTAGCTTCGGCTGGTGACCAGATAGGACTTAGCGAAGACCAGATTATGGCTTTAGCAGCTGCGTTAAGCTCGGTAGGTTTGGAAGCAGCTGGTGGTGGAACGGCTTTTTCACGTGTAATGATAGATATGGCAAATGCAGTAGCTCAACCTGGTGAAAAGCTTGAACTTTTGGCTCAAGTTGCAGGTATTAGTGCAGAAGAGTTTGCTACAGCATTTAAGGAAACTCCGGCAGAAGCAATACAAATGTTTACTCAAGGTTTAAATCGAATGTCAGAAGAAGGGGAAAATGTATTCGAAGTATTAGACCAACTTGAAATGAGCGATATTCGTGTTAGGGATGCTTTGCTAAGAGCGGCCGGGGCGTCAGACGTATTTTCAGAAGCTTTGGTAATTGGCTCAAATGCTTGGAATGAAAATACAGCTTTAACGAATGAAGCAAATCAAAGATATGCTACAACTGAGTCACAATTAAAAATGCTATATAATAGATTAAAAGATGTTGCAATTACTTTAGGAGATGCGTTAGCTCCAGCTTTAATGGCAGCTTTAGACGCTATGGAACCACTTTTCAAAATGGTAGAAAATGTCGCTAATTGGTTTGTTTCATTAGATGAAAACACGCAAAAAGCGATAATGACTATAGGCGGTATTGCTGTTGCAATTGGACCTGTGCTTACTATTTTTGGTAAACTTTCTAGTGGAATAGGTGGAGTAATAAATATGTTTGGTAAAGTATCAGGCGCTTTTACTTCAGCTGGTAGTACAATGTTGTCAGGCATAGGAAGTGCAGGTGTTTGGGGACTCGCTATTGCTGGTATTGTTGGGGCTGTGACTTTGATAATCAAAAACTGGGACGAAATAAGTGAGTTTTTCAAAAATCTTTGGGGCAAAGTAACTGATATATTTTCAAATGCATGGAATTTCATAAAAGATGGAATATCAAATATGTGGAATACAATTACCAACTTTTTTCAAAATGGTTGGAATAGCATAAAATCAGGTGTGCAAACATTTTCTGATAATGTTAGTTCAGCGTTTTCTAACGTTTGGGATGGAGTCAAAAACGGCGTTTCAAATATGTGGGATACAGTTTCAAACGCATTTCAAAATAGCTGGGACAGAGTTAAAGGTGGAGTAAATAATCTTGCAAATAATGTAGGAAGCGTATTTTCAAAGACTTGGGATGGTATTAAAAACGGTGTTTCAAATATGTGGGATGCAGTTACAGGAGTTTTCAAAAAAGGCGGGAAAGATTCTGAAAAAACGGTAGAAAAAAGTAATAAAAACATACAAGAAAGCTTTGAAGATTTAAGTGATGAGGTAGTTGGCCACTCAATTATTCCTGAAATGGTTCAATATATTTCATATTGGTTAGAGCGTGGTGCTGTTGAAGGCGAGACAGCCATAGATACATTGAGACGTTTTGGAATTCGAGCTTTGGGTGATTTAAAAGCGCAAGGTGTGAATTCTATAGAAGCATTGAGTGCTTTGGGAGTTGCAAACTTAGATGCTTTATATGAAATGGGAGCTAGAAGTTTAGGAGATTTAAAAGATTTTGGGATACGAAATATAAAAGATTTGAAAAAAATAGGTGTCACTGATTTTGAAGAGTTGGCTAAAATAGGTATTACTTCGTTCGAAGAGTTAAATGAAATTGGAGTACGTAGTTTAGAAGAATTTAAAAAACTTGGAGTGGCTTCTTTAGAAGATTTAAATAAAATTGGTGTTACTTCATTAGAAACACTGAAAGATTTTGGAGTAAGTGGATTAAAAGATTTGCAAATGTTTGGCATTGATTCAATCGAACAATTAAACATTTTAGGTGTAACTAATATTACTGAATTATCGGAGATAGGAATTCAAAAGTTTGATGATTTGAAAAAGATAGGTATTATCAATTTTGAAGATTTGCAAGAAATTGGCGTTACAAATATAGAAGAACTTTCAGAAATAGGAATTAAAAATTTCGAGGATTTAGCTGAAATTGGTATAACTAATTTTATGCAGCTGCAAGAGATAGGTGTTACTTCATTAAAAGATTTGAAAAATATAGGTGTTGACAGCGTTAAAGAATTAAACGAGATAGGAATTACTTCATTAGAAGACTTGGCAACTTTTGGTATAACAAACATAGAACAATTATCTGAGTTAGGAGTAAGAAGTTTTCAAGATTTGCAAAAACTAGGAGTAGAAAGTTTTGAAGATTTAAATAAAATTGGTGTAGCAAACATAGAAGCACTTTCAGAAATTGGAATTAAATCATTTGAAGATTTGAAAAGCATAGGTATTGTTTCATTAGAAGATTTAAGAAAGATAGGTATAGATAGCATTGAAGGTTTAAAAGATATTGGTATAAAAGATTTAGAAGAGTTTGCAGAACTCGGAATAAACAATCTTGAAAAACTTCAAGAATATGGAGTTACTTCTCTAAAAGCATTAAAGGATTTGGGAGTAAAGAATGTAGAGGATTTACAAACGTTAGGGATTAATAATTTCGAACAATTAGCAAAATTAGGTATAAAATCATTAGAAGATTTAAATAAAATTGGTATTAAAACATTTGATGATTTAAATAAGATTGGTATAAAGGATTTAAAAGATTTAAATAAGATAGGAATTAAATCTTTTGATGACTTAAACAAAATTGGTATAAAAGATTTAAAAGATTTGCAAAAAATAGGAGTTAAATCTTTAGGAGATTTGCAAAAACTTGGAATTAATAGCTTAAAAGATTTAAATAAATATGGTTTAACAAATATTGAAAGTTTAAAAAATTTAGGTATAACTAATCTTCAAGACTTGAAAGTATATGGGATACAGAATTTGCAAGAATTAGAGTCGTTAGGTATTACTGGTTTACAAAACTTTGCTGTTTTAGGAGGTTTGAGTTTTGAAGATTTGAAAAATCTTGGTATTAGTGATTTACAAGAGCTTTCAAACGTAGTACAGAGAGAAACACAACGTTGGCAAAGCTTTACTGATGGAACAATTTCTGGTATACGCTCATCGTTCGAGTCTAATTTTTTAGATTTCTTAAATGGAACAAAAACATTTTCAGAAGCTTTTACCGGTTTTATGGGGGGCATTGGAGATGCTATACTTGAAAACCTTGTTAAGGTGGCAGGAAGCGCTTTAGCAGACTCATTGCGGCAATTTGCGAGTTGGGC